TTGGTTGATATATCTCTAATTCTGGATGTTTTTCTATAAGTTTTTCTATAACTGTTCTTTTAATTAACATACAGCCTGTAGGAGCGTGAGTTACTTCCATAATACCATTATCTAAAGTTAATTCATTTTTACTAATTTTAATTGGATACATATAACCTGAAGGCAATAGATCTTTTTCTGTTTTTACCATATCTGTTTTATGTATTTTCTTCCACATTCTATCTGTATCAAACATTTTCATTGGGTAAGGACAGGCTATAATATCTTTATCTGCACCTATCATTTTAAATATTGTTTCTGCGTTAAAATCAATATCAGAATCAATAAATAATAAATAATCATAATTATCAGAATGATTAAGAAATTCTGCTACACATAAATTTCTACCTTGAGTAACTAATGAAGATTTTAATAAACTAAAACTTACTAATATACCTTGTTTCATACATTCCATTTGAAATTTTAAAACTGCTTGAGTATAGTGCATAGACACATCACTATGACATGGAGTACAAACCATTATTTTAGCTTTTGGTTCTTGTCCTATATTTATTTCTACAGTATTTGATTCCACCTTATTATGTTTTATAGTTTGATAAGTGTCATTATTTGCAGTAGTTGTTTTATCTTCAAACCAAATAGGTTTATTATTTTGCATTGATTGCTCCTTGTAAAAATCTAGTCCAACTAATTGATTTAGCATTCCAATTATAAAATCTATTAACGTAATCTTTTTGCATTTTTAAATGATCTTGGATGCCTGGTGCCTCAAGCAATTTTGCAGCAACTTCTATACCTTGTGCAAATTTTTTAGCTAAAGATTTATAGTTATTAGAATAAGGAATATACATTGGAAACTCAGCACCTGTTTCATATAAAGCACCAAAGTTTGTAGTTACACAATATAAACCTGCAGCCATTGCCTCAAGAGCTGATATACAAAATGTTTCTTCCCAAATACTTGGATAGACAAATAATCTATAATTTTTTAGATGTTTTTTAATATATTCGTTCGGTTTATAGCCAATATAATTTACATTTGGTAATTGTTTTGCTTGATCGTAAAGCGGTTTATATTGATCATCTGTTTGATCATAAAAACTTTTGCCATATACTTCTGTTGAAGAATATACATCTAAAGTTATTAACGGGTTTTTAACAAGTTGCATTGCACCCAACAAAACATTTAATCCTCTCCAAGGTGTACAATGATGTATAATTTTTATAGGGTCACCTTTTTTATAAATAGTTGGAATAGGTTCAATAGTGTCTACACCATTTTTAATTACTAAAGATCTTTCTAATGGTATATCAAACGTCATTCTAAATTTTTCAAAATTCCAATTAGAATTAAATACATACCAATCATATTTATTATGATTTGATTTATCTTTGAACCATGGAGCCAGATTTGGTTGATCATATGAATTTTTTTGCCAAAGAATATTTATTTTATCTTTTAATAGTGGAATAGATTCTGGTACCGATGTACAGATCTGAAATTGATTTAATAGTTTTGAATCAACGTGTTTTCTTAAATATTCAAATTGAAGCTCAGTCCCACCTCTAGGATTTTGATTTGTCATTTTTTTGATTCATTACTTTCTGAAATACCTGTAAACCTTTATTAGTAACTTGCACTGTAACATCTTCTACAATATCAGGTCCTTCTATTTTATCTTTTGATATTTCTCCTGTCTTCGTATTTCTATACGTTGTTATTGTTGTACATTCTATCTTTGGTATGTCTTTATCCATTCTGATCTTCTCTACTGATTTCTAGTATTGATAGTGTAGCACTTGTACCAGATGTATCAGAAGTTTCAAGAGCAATTGAATCATTTTCTTCTAGAATAATAGGTCCTTTAGCTAAATTACAGATAGTAGGACCTGTTACAGAAGCATATGCAACAACAAAAGAAGTAGATGCAGAGCTGTCTGTCACGTGAGTTTTAACTACTTTTGACCCTGATTCATTAGTTACTTGTATATTTTGTATAATTGCATTTGCATTACTTGGACAAGTATATGTTGTTACTGCTGTAGTAACTGTTGGATCATAGAATGCGTTTTTATAAAAGTTAGCCATTAATATCCATCCTGTACCAATAATAAATCAAACGAAGCAGAAGCAGAAGAAGTAGAACTTGCCTTTCCAGAAACATAGATATCTGACTTTTCAGGTATTACATTGATTGCATTAAATATAACAGTTGTCTGTCCACCTCTAACATCTAAAAATTGTTTTGTTTGAAAAGCTCCGTTAGAACCTTCATTTATTCTTTGTATAAATTTAAATTCCATTTCTTGGTCTTTACCAGATGATATATTCATTGATAATAAATAACCAGTATAACCTGTAGGTATGGTATATAATGTCATTAGTGTTTGTCCATTACCTTCCGATATAGTTGCAGCAACATCTGATCCACCTGTATAAGTTACAGTAATTGTTCCCTCATTATTTCCAGATGAACCTGCTGTTTCAACAGACATTCTAAAAACTCTTAAAAATTCTTGTGTAGTTGTAACCGTAGTTGTTCCATCCATATCAACTGTTTCTTCAGCCAAATTATAAGAACCATCTAAACCTTGTATTCTTAAAGTTCTAGCACCTGTTCCCGCTACATCGTCATTAACATCATCACTTACTACATCAACAGTAACTGCCGAAGATTGCCAAGGATAGTTGTTTCCTGTTTCCCAAATAGTTTCAAAAGAACCTGAACCGATACTAGGATTATATCCAAATTTATTAATCATAGAGTAACCAGGAACTTTACCTTGTTGAACAGCTAAATAAAAAGGTATGTCACCAACTGTGCTTCCACCTGTTATTGGATTTACATTATTACAATTACTCATTAGCAACCGTATCTTGTATTAAACCAAGTAAATCTTTCTAGTTCTTTTCTAAGATCATCTTGATATGAAAAATTTAATTCAGTTTTAATTGTATCGACTGCACGAAGAATTTGTCTCTGGTTTTCAACATCATATTCTTCTTTTGGTTCTGGTATGTATGAAGTTATTCTAGCCATTATCTTCTTCCATCTGGTTTAATATCTACTCTTAATGTTCCATAACGCCAAGTCTCACCTACAGCATCATTTTCTATTTTAATTGCAAGTAGCCTTCCTCTAGCTCTAGTGTCTACTTTATCAGTGGATGATGTTATTGTAAAGGGTCCAAGAGGTGAACTAGATGCTGTGTCACTCGGATAGTTGTTTAATAATAGTGTTACTTTTGAGTTACCAGTTAATACTTTAAAATCAGGTATAAATCGTTTCATAGACATAATAAACTCACCATCACCTCTTAAATCAGCAAGACCTGTTGTACCACCTAACGCGCTACGTCTTGCAGATATATCAAAATCTCCTGATTGTATAAATGCATCAATAGAAGTTGTGCCCGATGAATCGACTTGATCGGTTCCGGTTTCATGAGCATAATAAGTTGATGCACCATAAGTTGCTGTAATACCTTGTATTGGAAAATTAGGTACAGCTGTTGAATTGTACTCCGTTGCATATGGTAAATCAAATACACCTGTATCTATATAACTGGTTCTAGCAAGTGATGAAGTTGTCCAACAGTTTTCTCCGTAGTTAAATGTAACACATCTATTAATTTGATCAGATCCTGATTTAGCATAAAACCAATTTATTTCATTATATAAAGTATTGTGTTCTGCATATATTATATCACTTGCATTATAGTTAATTCCTAAATTATCTCCTGTGGTTGTAAACACAAAGTCTTCTACTAAACATGGTATTGCTTTAACGGTACCATCATACATAAAAAATCCACCTTCACCTGACATCCAAAAGACTACACCATTAGAATATGTCAATGCATTTTGACCAATCAATCCACAGTTTGTACCAACTTGTTTAACACTAAATGTAAATGGTGGACCAACAAATTGAATCACATAAGCAGAACTATCTGTTAATACTAATGTATAATCTTTACCAGACACTGCTCCTACAATAAAGTTTCCCTTATCTACTCTAAATGTTCCAGCAGTATTGGTTGCAGTTGGAGCATAAGTATTAAAGTCTTCTTGATTTGAAAATCGTATAAACATTGGATCTTGTGTTGATGGATCACCAATAGTTGTTTCTGTTCCAAAATGAAATACATGTCTATCTCTATCTGAAACTTGTGTTAATCTAGATGCGGTTGGTGCACCAGTCATAACCGTTGCTCTATTTCCTCTTGGAGATGACGCTCCTGCATCCCAAGTAAATGTTTTACCATTATGAATTGTTGCAACTAATACTTGACCGAAGTTATCTAAACTCCAGAGGCCTGGATCCAGAACCACATTACTTGTAGATCGTTCAGTGCCCCAAGTGGAATCACCCCATAAATAAGTTCCCCATCCATAACCCACAGTTTGAAATGTAGGACCAACAATTACATAAGGATCAATTTCTGCAGATCCAGTTCCAGAAGTTGTGGCTGCTGAATTGGATGGCATCGTAATCTCAAAAGTATTATCTGTTGAATTTAATACTTCAAAAGTATTATCTTCAAAATCAGATGTAGCGTATCCTGATCCAGTTGGAACTGTAACACTAGAAAATGTCACATATCTTCCATTAGATAAACCATGAGAGGTTTTATTAACAGTAACCGTTGGAGATCCAGATGTTGCATCAAAATCTGCTCCAGTGATTGCTGTATCTAAAGGGGTAATATCATAAAAATCTTCACCATAATATAAAAACAAACCTTGTGATGTACCAATAGCCGCATATTTTTCACCTGCTAAAGATGTCCATGAATGCTGTGCACGCGCTGCTCCAGGTAAAGTTAAATTTTGTATAGTAAGTTGTTCCCAACCACCTATTTTTTCAGGTAAGCCATATCTAAATCTAACAAAATCACCATCGACCCATTGAGATTCTCCTCCGGAATCCGTGACCATTTTATTAAAACCAGGTTTAAAATTGAGTTTTTGTAGCATAGTTCCTCATTATATATGCTTTTTATTATTTTGGTAGTATTATATTTTAATCTAGCTTGAATATCAATTACTTAAAATTAGGTCCTGTTACCCAACAAACTAATGAGTTTCTTTCACCTTTAGTCACAGGAGTTACTTCGTGGAGAACAAAACTTGGAAACACAACTAAGTCTCCTATTTGTCTTTTCATTTTAATTCCTTTTGGACCATCGTGAAGTAATAAGTCTCCTCCTTCATATTTAGAAGAATCTGTAAGTTGAACTGATACAGAAAGTTTTCTTATTAAAGCGTTTGTAGACCTATCTACATGTTTACCATAATGAGATCCAGGAGCTTTATAATTAGTAAATTGAAATCCTTCAGACATAGAAGTTATATCAAAACCAAAAAATCTTTCATTTAAATTTAATACAGTTCTACTAACTTTTTCAAATATAAATTGAGTTTCTTTCGAAGGAAAAATCCAAGAAACTTTACTCTTTCTTATTTTATCATCCTCTTTAGGTTTTGAGCTTGATACTTTACCTTTTTCTAAAGAAAGTTTTTTTCCTATTTTAATTATATGAGCACATTCTTCTGGAGTAAATATATTATCCCAATAAGCAAATAAATTAACTTTATCTGATTCAAATGCCCAAAGTGAACTCTGTATTTTTTTATTCATCTAATGTTATATTGGTTGCTACACTAATTCTAAGATTTTTACTATTAATTTGTCTTCCTACGGCATGATGTAATGTAGAAGGAAAAATTAACATTGTATCTTCTTTAGGTAATAAATTAAAATTAGGAAAAAAATAACTATTACTAGAATCCATTTTATTTAAAATATCATATGTTTTAGGAGCTACCCATTGCATACTCTCAGATATATTATTTGGATTTTTAAAAGTTATCCCTGAATTATTTTCATTTATTTTTAAATAATGAACACAAGAAAAAGAACTAGGTAGATGACAA